TATTGACCTTAGCGCGAATGTTGGATTTGCTGATTGTTTCGAATTCTAGGTATGGTGAATCCGGCACAACTACAACAGCTGGCGGGATTACTGTTTCAGGCACAAATGAATAAACATTACCGGCAACACTAGATAATGCAGTTGCTAAAGGTGTGCGAACCTGTTCAAGTATTGTTTGGTTAGGCATTATTGACAAATACCTTCAACATCTACATAAGGCCCAAGAATTCCAATTACGCGTGAATATAAACTGCGACCCATTCTGTAAGGAGTAGATGTAAAATCAACGCCTTCAATTTGTCCACCTGCTGCAACTCTTGATTGGAAAACTTCTACTGAAATGACAAGTACTGCTGATTTAACTGATTGATTTCCAACATAAGTTGATGCGCCTGTTAATGTGGCACTTCCGCTTGGAATAACATTTGCTTCAATAATATCTGCGTTTGTAATACTAGCTGAAAAAGTATAGTCGCCAAGATTATCTGCTAATACTGTGCGAGTTCCGTTATATGGACTCAAGCAACCAGCAATAACTACCGATTGGCCTTCGGTAAATTCATGCACGCCAACTGTTGTAAATGTGGCGATATTATCTTGTAAAACTGTTTTTTGAACTGCGCTCTTAAATGTAACTAACATCGGCAGAATTGTGTTTTCCGCTGTGTCAATAATTCCGTCTAAATATGTATCGTTATACAAGGATGATGACACACCAAGCACAGATCTCAACTCGGTGGCTGTAATTATACTTGGCATGTCATCTCCTTACTCCCATTAATGGATGCCTGAGATCGGGAGCAACCCCAGGCACTCAGTTAAATTAAGCTATTGCATCCAATTTACGGAATGCTGTTGGGTAGCGATTAACTACGCAAACATATCCGTATAGACCGATTTCAATACGGCCATTGGCTACAACATTGGCACGAAGTTCAATTGTGCCTGACTCATGGAATCTCATAGCTGCTGATGGATATACCAATGCAACCTTTGTTCCACCTGTGTTACCTGTGTAGTTTGGATCTACAACTAGGTCAAGACCAGCAACTGTTCCGTTTGTTGATCCTTGAGTTACTAGACCACCAGCATTTTGTAGTGATCCACCAGCTGCAAATAATGGTCGGTTTGAACCATCTACTGCACCAAGAATGTTTGCGAAATCAACATTCTCATATCCACCTGATGTTGCAACTAATAGGCGGTTTGGTGTAAAGCGCATAACGCCATAAGAATCAGCAATACCTTGTGCAATTGCCTTGTAAAGTGATGCTCCAGATGAAGTATCTGAACCATCGGCTGCAATTGTTGCTGCATAAGCATCAGTCTTTTGTGCATAAGATGCAGCTAACTCGCGAACTAATAGATCTGCAAATGATGGGTCTGAACGATCAAACAACTCAACATTTACAATGTTTGCTCCTGCAAATTTAACAACTGTGTCCTCTTGAAATGTTACAGCTGTATCAGTTGATGAAAACTCTACACCTTCAGCAGTTAATGCTGTAGTTGCTTGAGTTCCCAATTTTGGAGTGAAAATTTTCATTCCTGATGCTGGAAGTGGAGCGCGCTCGATTGAATCGATAAATGGGCGAGATGAATCAATTACGCCAATTACATCGCGTAGGTAATTTGGTGGAACAGTTCCTGTGTTTTCTGAAACTGTTGCAATTTGTAATGCTGCAACTAGATCGCGTGCATCGGTATCTCCAGCCAATGCTTTAACCTGTGCATTTAGATATTGTCCTGCTGTAACATTTGTGTCAACGCGTGGCTTTGTGTATGCCATGTATTGAGCAGTTACAACTGGAGCTTGTGCCGCTTCTACCGCTTCGGTCGCGATAGGAGCTTCAGAATTAATCTCTGACACTTTGTTCTCCTCTGTTGTTGTATCCTCAGCGGCTGCTTCGGAATTCTCTGGTGTTTCACTAGCTGCTACCTCAGCAACTCGTGCGCTGCTAATGGCTGGCTCGGTGACGAGTGATACCTCTTGCAAGGAACTCGACTGTATCTTTAAGACGCCATCTTCATTTTTCCATTCGTTGATTTTGACACCAACACTAAATCCATCTCTCAAACCTGTGGCTGCTTCCTCAAGCGCATCATCAGCTGCAAAAGTCTTTGCCAATTTAAATGTTGCTTCTAAGCCCTGCTCTGTGGCAGTAATATCAACTAATTTGCCTAGTGGCTTTGTGCGCTCATGCTCTAGTAATAATTTGACAGGCTTTGAGAAATCAATGCTGTCTTTTTCAAATACTGTTAATCCAGCGCTGGTTGAACCTTCCTCATTCCAAGTTACAATGCGACCAGTTAGCGTTCGCTTATTTGTGTCAGCAGCTGTTATCTCTATCGGGAAATTAATCTTCATCGGATCAGGTCTTCTTCCTCTTGGATTTGCTCAACGCTCATCGCGCCAATGCGGTTTAGGATTTCATAAACTTGCGCTCGCTCTAATGCTGAGCCACGCAAGAAATCATCAATGTCAAATCGAGTTTCAATTCCATTAGGGCAGAAATCGGCTTGAGATAGTCTTTGCTCAATTGCAGTAAGGATTGGTCGTAATGAAAAATCAATAAGTGCTTTTCTTTCTGCTGTCATGTTTGAATAAGTCATGCTGGTAGTTTCAGCAGATACAAATGATGCTGGAATACCGGATGCTCTGGCAATTTCTAGAGCTAAGTATTGACGAGCTTCATTGAGTTGAAGTTTGGCAGGATCAAATCCTAAAGCCTGTAATTCAACATCGGCATTTAAAAATGCTGTTGATCTTGTTGATCTTGATATTTTCCATGACTCTAATAATTTTGTAATTCGCTCTGGAGTTAAATTTGTGCCATTTGACTTTAAAACCATTTGTGGCATAGGTTCTTTTGCATACATTTCAGCAGCTTGCTCTAATGATGCAGCAGCTTTGATTGTGCGACCTGCTCGATTAAGTATTCCTTCATCTAATCCGTTAAATACAATTAGCGAACCTAATCCGTATGGTGGCACTCTCTTACCATCAACTGTGTAATACTCAATTTCTGTTGAGTTACCATTTAATGAAGCAAATACTCGACCAGGAGCAATTCTTGTCCATGCTCTAATTCTTGAAGCATCTGTGGCTGCGTAAGCATCCATTACCATTCCATACGCAACTCCATATAGTAAAAGATCCTCAGCGATCCATGAATAAATTGCTGATCCTGCAACTCTTGGATCTGGTTGCATAATTACGCGATTTGGTCTTATGTGTTCATTTGTAAAATGATTATATTGTTCAATTGGTAAAGATCCGACTGTTGAACAAATTATATTTCTTGCACGCGCTCCGGCAGGTATCGCCATGTATTGTTCACGCGTTGCAGTTGTAGTTCCAAATAAAATTCCGCCAACTAATTGTTGTGCATTATAAGGTGAAAGTGCAGCAGCTACATCAACTGTGTTATCTGGTTGAGTTGCTTTAAATCTATCAAATAATCCCATTAGCATATAATATACCATAAAGTCAACAAATTACGCTATTTGAATATCAACTTCCGTTTCTACCTGTGTTGCAAAATAGGTTGCTAAAGCAGATGCCACAGCTGCACAAACTGCGACTCTACTTGCTCTCCTACCGATGATCCATGACCCATCCCCATAGGGCAGTTTCGCAGCGGATAGTGTTTGCTGAGTCAATTCCTCTTGACCCCCATGCTGTAATCGATGGGAATTGATTGCGCCTAACCACCGATCACAACTTTCAGCATATATCGCCCCATCCATATCTGTAATGGGAATTCCAGCAGGAACTAACCGACTTGCGACGGCTTGTGCAGTCCTTTTGGAATAAGCAACAGTCTGAACATTATATTTTCTAACATAAGGTGCAATATCGTTTGCAACCGCTAAATCATTGATTGAATAATCATTCGACCATGTGTGCAGTAAAACTAAGTTAAATTTTTCTCCTGGTAATTTCTGAGTAGCCACTAAAGCGCCAAATTTACGATCTGGACTTAAATCTAATCCAAACCAAGTTTCTTTGTCAGTATCTAATGGTATTGGGTCAGTTTGGCATAAATTCCATTTTTGAACATCAATAGCTGAATTGATTGTATCAACCCATAAACACAATACTTCGGTTTTTACAATATCAGGTGGATCATTAATAACCGCCTTTAAATTATCTGGATGAATTGTAGTTCCAAGCGATGGGTTGGCTTGAGCGAATGCTGGCCAATTGATTTCACCCGACGGAAGGGTAATTGGCGAATCAGGTTCGGCGCTCCATTCAAACCAACCTATCGTGTCTAAAGGATTTGTGCTGGCTGCTAATGCACGCTCCCTTAGTTTATTAAGGATTACAGAATGCTGATCACCTGCATTGCTGTAAACCCAAACTTGCGGATTTT